CCATTTTTAGTTAAGAACGGATGATTTGGTGTACAAACTACGCTTTTTCCACCAGCGGTTATTTTAACAAGGGATAAAACAGGATTTTTGAATACTTTAACCACTTTTTTATCCAGGAGCCTGTGGCTAGTTTGGTCATAGCTGGAAACCAGATCTCCTGGATGGATTTCTTGAATAGGAATATTTCCTACTAAGGTATTGGCGGGAAAACATTCATCGTATATGGCCAAACCAAATCTCTTCCGGAATCTCATCGACCAGGATTCCCTATGTTTGGACAATGTGTGTACCATGGCTAACACAATGGGGTGTTCCCAATCTGCTATGGGCCCCTGAATGACACCAACGCGACCAACACCTAAGAATTTTTCAATCTCCAGTTTCCACTGCTCAAGAAGAGCAGTTGAGTTCACAACGATCATTGTAGGGACCTGAAGGCACGCAGCGAGTTTGAGAGCCAGGAAAGTTTTTCCTTTTCCACAGGCAAGGTTCACAGTTCCACTGTGGTTCTCCTCCATGGCTCGGAAAGCGTTTCGTTGGCTCTCATCTCGAAAGTCTGCACGGTCCTCAATCTCTACAAACGGAAAGTCTACTGGTCGTTGGTCAATGAACTCGAACCCAAACTGGGGATATTGCCGGGGGTTGAGAAATTCCCTTGGTACAATGAGGTGGTGCTGGGTTTCCTGCCATAACAGAAGTTCAGCAGGGCGGACCATTATGAGCTCTCCAAGCTCGTCGCGTACCTCTGTCTCACCATACACAAAAGTCAGCGCCCGTTTAGTAGGGGCTTCCAGAGTTCTCAATCCGCATTTTGGAAGCATCAAATTGTTGGTGATGTAGGCCTTGTCTCGGTCTTTTGGCAGGAAATGGTAGTTCATGGAATCCTCAGTGCGTCTTTCAGCAGTATTTCGATACGTCGAGCACAAACCCTACTGGTGTTCCTTGTAATAGAGGTTCCCACTCTTTTCAATTCGTATTCAACCTCCCGTTGGATCTTCTCTGCTAGCTCTGACGCTTTTAAGCCAGGCGGGAGTTGCCGCATCTCAACTCCCAACCTTCTGGCCAATGAAATGGCGTGGATCTCTCTGAGTTTTTTGGCTGTCTGTTCCGATATTCCAGAGTGCAGGATGATGCGGTTCAGAGACTGCAATTTGGGTAACCTTAGTCCACTCTCATATTGCACGTAAGTATCGTGGCTGACCCTAGAAACCCTTACGAAGTCGCATAATCTTGGGTACTGAGATTCAAACCGGGCTTTCCTTATTGCCTCATGGAATGGTTGTTCCATACCAGTTTCTACTCCGGTCTACGCTGCCGGAAGAACCCGAGCAGCATTTCTAACGCCCCTTCTACCGCTCCCCAAGCAGCATTCAAACTCATCATCCTCCAAAATGAATCCTCTGGAAACAGTATAGGTCTCGCTGTTCGTACCTGTGGAACAATGATACTTCCGTCTCTTCTAACCGGGTGTCCTTGGCCGTACACTGGTACGGTAGCTCTTGTTTGTGGAGTTGGTGCGAAACCTGTTGTAGTAGAAGGTCGGTTGATGGTAATTCGTCGTGGCGGACTAGGTTGTGCAGAAGGACCATAATAGGGACTTTGACCTGTATACCTGGCTGCCTCTGGTTCGCAGTGACTGACATGAGGGCATGAATGACATTGAGGGTCATCATATTCAAATTTGCATCCGAAGCAGCAAATACCTGTCTTCGAATGATGTGCAGGGCAGTAGGTACAGTTTCGTTCGCGGTCACCGTCGAAACACTCTTGTACGATCTGCCTTTGGGAAATCGGCATAGATTACCTCCAGTTAGGTTTTGGGACCTTAGTTCAAAGTTCTTATCCCTAATAAATCCCGGGAATTTCGCCTTGACCAACGGCCATCTTGGGGCGTACGGTCAACCGTCTGGAGCCCTTTATTGTGTCGCCCGTCGCGCGGGCGTGGATTGAAACATGACTGAAAAACAAGCTATCGGGCTACCCAATTTCTTAAAGAGTAGACTTTTTGATTGGGCGGGAAAAAGCGTCGAGAAAGCCGTTAAGAAACCGTCTGTAAGTAAAGGGCTGAACCAGGTAATTTCTAGTGCCGCGGAATCCGCGATTGAGTCGGCTGGTAAAAAGCTTGGACCGGCCTTCGAACGGCATATTCCGGAAATCGGAAATAACATAGGCGAGTCAGTTGTTCGGGGTGCTGAAAAAAGGATTGAGCCCCTTTTTGAAGAGAAGATTTTCCCAGCCTTGAGGAAGATCCAAAAAGAAATTCCTAAGACTGTGACTACAGTAGTTGAGCATGGAGTCGAACAGCTTGCCGATAGTGCTGCTGACCTTTCTCGGAGTCTCAGTGCTGCAGCTGCTTTGGGGTCATTATCTGGTGCCACTACAGCTCCTGAGGGGGAAAGAGCTCATGGGGCTGTGAGAGGTGCTATCGGGGGCCTATTAGGAGCGGCAGCAGGAGCATCCTGGGGGAGACTGCTCCCAGAACATTCTCTTCTCCCTGCCGCTGGTGGTGCTATTCTAGGGGGCATTATTGGGGGTGGTACTTTGCGAGACTGGGAATCCCCTAGGAAAACGACAAACAACGAAGGTACTTTTGGTGATCCTGGAATGACCGGGTCAATGCAATTTGGTAAGGAGTCCTCAATGGAAGGCCACAAATACGCAGGAGTAACGATTGATTGGTACGACGATGAGGGCATGACCTTGAAAGGTAAGTTCCCTACGTTGGACAAAGTTCCTGAGATCATCAAGGAAGCGTCGGTTCTCCCTAAGGAGAAACTAGCGAATGAGGACTTCGCCCTCATCATGGTCGACCGGGGTTATGTTTTTCGGAAGTATGCTTGTGTGGACCCCGGTACGACGGCCATGTCTGTGATTTACTTTATGGAACATGGCGACAAGCTTCCTGAGACCGCGCAGAAGGTAGCAGCATCCAATCTGTTGGCAGCATGCTTACATCACGGTTTACTTCCTCCAGCGACCTTGACGAAGACGGCCGGTGTTGGAAAGTACATCATCCCGGTTGGCGGTACTTTGGCGGGTGCTGCCGGTGGTGGCGCGGCTGCTGGAGAAGGGCATCGATTGGAGGGTGCGCTACTTGGTGGAGCAGCTGGAGCTGGTGGGTCGACCCTAGCCAGAAATGCTCTTCGAGGACCCGTCAGTAAAAAGCTTTCGGAATATGCAAAGAGTGTCTCTCCGAGGATAAAAATAAAGGGCAAACCATCGGTAGCAGCCTTGGAAAACGCAGAAAAGAAGATGAGTAGAGCCGCCCGCGTTGCAACTGCGGGTCTGGCAGTACCCTCGATAGCAGCGGGCGGTTTGGCGGGAAATACTGGAGTCAGAGCGTTGAAGTCCCTGACTGCAGATGAAGAGGCCCAGAAGATCTCTTCGGTGGTCGATGTGACTGGGCAGCGCCCGAAACAAATTGTAAAGGTAGCCAAACCAATGAAAGACGAAGATTACGCCGTCGTTATGGAAGATGGGACTCGGAAGTACCCAATTCACACTTGGGATATGGTCAAGAAGGCCGAAGACTATTTCCTCGAGAACAGTGTCAAAATCCAACCGGAAATTCGTCGGCAGTTTGCGGTTAAGCTAGCCGCAAAAGCGTTCACAATGGGTTATCCCGTTGCAATAGAGATTGCGAACCTTGGGTCTACTCATTACGCAGATGAGAACACCCTACGGGACGCCATCGACATGCGTAAGGTGGCTTGTGCTCCTAAGAGCAACGCCCGGGAGTTCCTAGACGAGCTGTTTAAGAAGAAAGCCTCGATCTACCCAGAGATCTATTCGGAATGCCTGAAGCGCTTCGACATCAACGAAGGCCTCGATAAAGGTTGGGATCATATTGTTCCTGATCCCTGGGCATCTACCTTTGGTAAGGCCGCCGCGAAAGTAGTGTGGGAGAGTGGTGCGGATATTGTAACAGAGGATGCTCTTACCAACTTGGCAGAGAACCGCCTGGACCTTATCATCCAGAAGTTCACCTACACGGTGGGCAACGAATTCAGAAAAGACCCAATTGGAATCTTCAACTCGATGCCCGACCCCCAAAAGCGTCTTATTGCTCGTATGGCCTCGGATGCCGAGAGCGACGGTATGTCGGGTGAGCGCGGTATTAGCGTATAGGCTTACGAGTGGTAGATTCTTCTCAAAAGTGGGGACTCAACCCTACAAAGACCCCGCCTCCTGTACTGGCTTCAGAAGAGCCTATCGTCCGGTTCTTCAGCTATCATGATGCCCATCCGGTGGCGATCATGTTTGTACTCATGGAAAAGTTCGGGGTCGACTGGTTTGAGTGGGAGCCCGAAACTCTCCATGGAGAGATTATTCTGACCTTCAAAGCCACGTCTATCAGTGAACACAATTGGCAGAAGATTCAGGCTATCCGCGTGTTGACCAATACTGTCGGCTATTGGAAAGAGTGGCACATCTTTGAGAAGATCATTCAAGCCTTGAATAACAATGTTCCGCGGTTCGATATTTCCCAAAGATGCAGGATGTCCCAACTCATGGCTGGAGTTGACATCGCCAATCAAATCCGTAACGAGGAATACGGGGATGAGATACACCGCTATATCGCGGCTTGTGCCCTCGACGACTGTATTACCTATCTTCCACCCCCGATTGACTTTGCACAGAAAATCCTCTCTCAGCCCATGTATCGGTGTAAGGTGTGTGGGAACATTGACTTGGATGACCTGGATGGAAAGTGCGATTTCTGTTGTGGGCGTTTCACAGATGAACATCCTTTGAACTTTAAGCCTAATCCTCGATTACCGGAGAGTGCTGGCAGCCAGGTGGAGAAATACCTGGAGCGTGACCCTGCGGAAGTAGAGAAGAGATTCAAGGAAGTTATGGAAAAGGGTCATCAAAAAGTGACCTTCAGTGATACGTCGAATGCAGATATCCAAACAGTGAAGCTCGTAGTAGCTTCGGAGTACATGGACCTTCGGCGGCGTCAGTTGGTTGACCAATTGGAGGAATTGAAGTCATGGGTAACCTCCTGAGCGACCAGGCACTCTACTCATTCCAGGATGAGGTAGAATTTCTAGAGAGGCTTTCCGAGCTTCGTAAAGAAGCGGCCATACCAAATCTGGGTAGGCTTGGGCGTCTCTCAGTGCAAGGATTGGGTGGTCTTGGGCGTACTATATCTGGCGGTCTCGGGGGTATAGGGAAATCCATCACGGGAATTCCAGAGACTGGCCGAGAGACGTTGCAAATGATGGCCCATCCCCTTAAATCTATGAAGAAGGGTTGGAAAGACTCCAAATGGATGGGTGAGGGTAAGATCACCAAGTACCTGCCTGTAGGTATGAAATCCATGACTGTAGGATTTGCAGCTCCAGGACTACATGAAGCGTATCAGGCAACTAAGGAACCCACGACCCCCACTGGTGAAGGTGGAGCGGCTGAAAAATTACTTGGCGAAGTAGGGGGTACCGGGGGATTTCTGACTGGAATGGCGAGCAAAAAATTTCTCCCAGGTATGGCGCTGATGATGGCGGGTCAGTATGCTGGTGGAAAGATGGGTCGAATCATTGACCGTCTTCGTGGTGGATCAACTTTGGGCACAGCTGTAAATGCCCCTGGACCAACTGAGGCTGAAGAACAGCTCGAGAACATTCAAAGGTACTATGGATAATGCCAACTCTTGATGCCCTGAGTTTTGGCCCATCGGGGGCTATGCGTTTTGCGAGAAACAGTGGTCGCTCTATAACTGGAGAGGCCCTTGGAGCTATCCGGTACCCTTCACCCTTTTTCGATATTGCCCATACATATCTGCCGACGTCCTTCAAGACGATGCTTCGTTGGTGCAGGTATTATTTCCTGACCAATCCGCTCATCAATGCCGTTTGCTACAAGATGTCAGAGTACCCGGTTACTGACTTGGTATTTGATGGGGATAGCGACCATCTCAACGATCGGTGGAGTAAGTTCTTCAGTGACATTCTCCACTTCAAGAAATTCGAAGTGGAATCTGGCCTTGACTACAACACATACGGTAACGCGTTTGTCAGCTTGTACTTCCCATTTCAGAAGATGCTGAAATGCAAACAGTGTAGCCGGATGGTGAAAGTAGACCAGCAGAAGTACATCTTCCGGGAGTACGCTTTTGTGGGTGAATGCCCCTACTGTCGGTACTACGGGGAGTTTTCAGTCAAGGATCATTACCTTCGGTCAGCGCGGGACATTCGGCTCATCCGGTGGAACCCGGAGTACATCACTATTCAGCACAACGAAGCTACGGGGGACAATCGTTACTACTATGTTATTCCGCCATCCCTGGCCAATGATGTTCGTATGGCCAAGCGGCATATTATTGAGCAGATCCCTCAAGTGTTCATTGAAGCTCTGAGGAAGAACAAGGCTTTGCTATTCAGCCGTCAGAACATCTACCATATGCAGCGACCCACCATCGCCCAGAAGGACCGTGGTTGGGGGATGCCGATGATTCTTCCGGTCTTGAAGGACACATTCTACCTTCAGGTACTCCGCAAGGCTCAAGAAGCCATTGCGATTGAGCACATTGTGCCCCTCCGCATCCTGTTTCCACAGTCTGCCTCATCTAGTGCGGATGTTTATTGCGTCTCTTTAGATACGCTGGTTGAAACTAGAGAAGGCATCCGGCCAGCAGGTGAGGTTCATGCGGGCGATTGGGTAAAGACACATACCGGTTTGTGGAAACGAGTAGAGGACGTAAGAGACCGACCAGTAGATAAAAGCTCCGTACACAAAATAACGGCTGCTTCTTTATCTGCTTTCCCATTTACAGTAACAGGGGAACATCCCCTTTATGCCGCCAGAAAACTCGGCCCTAGATATGAGAACGTAGGGGAGCCTGAGTGGATTAACGCAGGTGATTTGCAGAAGGGTGACTACGTTCTATATCCCCGTAAGAGAATTACCTGGGGCAGCCTTGAGCTAGATTTGGCCGAGTACATCCCAGAACGGGCCGTAACGGAAAATTTCATATATCGCAGGTTGAATCAATCTGCGGCCAATATTTATGAGTACTTGGAGGTCAACGGTCTGCAGGCTTTTGAACGAGGGGGTCGGGAGAACTTCATTAAGCAGCAGGGCTGGGACCTTGATGACTACAAGAATGCCCGGGCTGCTTTTACGCAGCAGGATACCATTGACCGGATTCCTAGATATCTGAAGGTGGATGAGGATCTGGCGTATGTAATTGGCCTATATATTGCCGAGGGAACTCCGAAGGGTGACTGCGCCGCAATAGCATTACATGTCAAAGAAGCCCATTTAATGGACCGCCTAGACGCGGCTATAAAACGTCTGGGCTTTAGAGATTCTACTCGGGGTTTCAACGGCAATAGCGCCCGGTATGAAATCAATGACATCTTTTTAGGTCAGTTTTTAACCACTGTGTGCGGGCGTGGGGCTCATAGTAAGAGGCTGCCAAGATTTCTGTTGGAGGCTCCCGACAATATTGCGCTCGCGGCGCTACAAGGAGTGTACGACGGGGATGGGTGTAACATCGCCACTGAGACCCGTCGGGTAAACTTAATGACAGTAAGTCCCGAGCTTGCTGTTGAAGTGCGCCAACTGCTTTTGTCATTCGGTTTTATTGCAGGGGTTCAACAGCGGATTCCTCGTGAGGATGAAATTTCTAAACTCCCCATTTACCACGTAAATGTAAATGGAAAACAGGCAGAAGACCTGGCAGTACTTCTGGGGTGGGACCCTGCAAAGGTTGAAAGGCGAATTGATACACACAGCCAATGTGGATTTTTCCGCGGGGACTACGTGTATCTACGGGTAAACAGTATAGAGACTGTAACTAACGTAGAGACCGTACGGGGTCTTCAAATTGAGGGAGACAAGTCTTTCTGCGTTGTTGGTGTAGCTACACATAATTCGACGGTCAATTTGACCCAGTGGAGAGACAAGATTGAGAACGAGCTCATACGGTGGAGACTCGACAACAATTACATTCCTATTCTCCCCGTCCCTATTGGGTCAGAGACTCTTGGTGGTGATGGTAAAGCTCTTATGCTTGCTCAAGAGTATCGTCAATGGGCGGAGCACATCATCGCTGGTATGGGCGTTCCGATTGAGTTCGTTTTTGGTGGGATGCAATACTGCAAAAAAATTGACAGCTATCTTTTCTCTTCAAAAGGTCTAGTTCAGCTAAAGGATTTAATTCCAACTGCCCATGGCACTACTGCGGGTAGTTCAGAAGTTTCTGTGGCCACAAGAATCGGCACACAAAGAATAGAAGCTGCTCATAATACGGGGACAAAAAAGAATTCTCTCATTCGTACCAAATTAGGCTTGGACTCCGAGTCATCTTATGATCATCGTTTTCTCGTGCTGAGCAAAGATATTTCGATGGTGTGGAAAAAGACTTCGGAGATTATCGCTGGAGATTTCATTGCGGTAAGGGCCGGAATGAATTTGTGGCCCTCTGAGACGCCCTCAGTTCCACAAAAAGCCTTTGAACAGATTGAGGAGTGGAGACAGTCACAGAAGCTGGTTAGAACGGCAGAACGGTTCCCGGTTCCACAACTCTCTAAAGAGCTTACTTTAGGTATTGCTCGACTCTTGGGCTATTTGATTTCTGAAGGCACTTGTGGAGAGACCAGTCTGGCTTTTACACAAAAATGCCAGGAGGTTATGGACGACTTCCTTAATACCGTGGAAAATGTTTTTGGGTACAGGCCCACTAAATGGGATAGCGGGTTTGGCTGCACTACAACGGAAATAGGACGGCGTCCTGCAGTTTTACTTCTTCAAGCAATGGGGGCGATAGGTGACTCGTATAATAAAGTTGTGCCGTGGTGCGTAAGACAAGCGCCCAAGCATCTGGTTGCTGAGTTTCTTCGAGCGTACTTTGAGGGCGACGGCTCAGTCTCAACGAGTAACACTGGCAAGCAGATGGTATCTTGCGGCTCCAAATCTGAAGAGCTGCTTAAACAGATTCAATTGCTTCTTCTGAATATGGGAATAGTCTCCTCTCGGTATTTCAACCCAACGTCTGAAATGTGGCAGCTGCAAATTCGCTCTGAATATATAGACGTCTTTGCCAAAGAAATTGGATTTGTTTCCACAATTAAACAAGAATATCTGAAAAATCGTACCCCCGTTGGAAAGACTCATGTAGGAGAACGTATCCCCTATCTCAAGGAAGCTTTGGACCAGGTTCGTCAAAAGTATTTTACAGGCAAACAAAGCTGGAGTTTCGAACCTATCAATGTTCAGTTGGACAAAGAGGAGTACACGGTTCAGGAGGTCGCTGATATTCTTGAACGTGACTTCACCACAGTTCACTACCACATTAAGCAAGGTCGCCTTAAAGTAGGTCGTACCCTGCCCGGAGTTTCTGGGAGATTTGGTACAGATCTAATCCTTCGTGAGGACTTGCAAGCTTTCTTGCAGCATTATGGGCGTGGGGTTCACAAGGTGATTCCAGGACGTAGCGCTGACGGGATGACTTATTCCAGGCTCTCTGACACCGACCTATCTTTTCTACGTGAAAAAGAACCTGAGTTAGCCAAGAGGATTGAGCTTTTGGCTGAAGCCCATTACATATGGGATGAGGTTCAAGAGGTTGAGTTGTTTGATTTCGAAGTTCCAATGGGTGATTTAACGATTGATACTGATCACTCATACGTTGCGGATGGCTTAGTTACGCACAATTCTGGCTCTAACGTTTCAATGCGTATTCTAGAGAATCATTTTCTCGACGTCAAGACTCAGCGCAAGCAACTGGTGACAGACTTCATCATGCCCAACGTTTCAGCGTTCATGGGCTGGGACTCGGTTCCATGCCATTACAAACGGTTCAAGATGGCAGACGACCTGCAGCGCAGCGCCTTCTACATGCAACTCAACCAGGCCGGAAAGATTAGCGATAAGTCCCTGCTCGAAGATACAGACTGGGATTCCCGAAAAGAGGCCGAGGGTATCGAGCGCGAGAGGAAGATGGTTTTGGAGGGTCAGAGGAATCAGGCTCTCAGTCAGGCTTCTATTCAAGGTGAAGCCCAGCTCATCATGGCCAAGTACCAGATGCGCGGTCAAAAGTTGATGACGGAAATGACTCCTGAAGCCGCAGGTCAGGGTATGCCCGCTGCGGAGCCGATGCCTGGAATGGGCCAACCAGGATTAGCCAGCCCTGCTGCTGAAGGCCAGATGATGAACACGCAGAGTGAGATGATGAATCGCAGCGGCCAAATTCCCGGTATGGAGATTCCTCCAATCCAACCGATGGAAGAAGGTCCGGTTGAACAGGCTGGAGTAAATCAGGGAGCGGGCGGATCACCTCCAGCAATGGGTGAGGTGCAGTCGCAACTGCCAGAGAACCCGAGCTTTGGATTAGACCTTCAGTCTGTGGCTTCCCAAGTGGTCAAGTGGCTGAACAAGCTTCCTGATCATGAAAAGAACCACGAGCTGGTGAAAATGCAGGTCAATAACCCGCAGCTCTACAGCCTTGTTCTGGTACTCCTACAGCAGGCAACTGGAGCAGAAAGAAGCTCAGCAGCTACACCGGCTCCCCCGCAAAGGGTTCCTCGTCGAGGTCCTGAAGCTCAGTCTTCTTAGAGCTAAAAAGAGCCGGTTAACGGCTCTTGAGATTTAGGTCGCAGTTCTATCGTTCAATGATTCATGAATCCTCCGCACATTCTGTTTCTTCGAAAAACTTGTTCAAGCGAGATGTGCACTTTGGGCAAACAATCTTGTGCATTTTCCCGCATTCTTTCCTTGCCTGTTTCTCGATTTCTAGAGCTACCCTGTCGGGTATCCCTCGGTACTCGTCGAAACACGTTAGAGAGCAGTAGTGCTCTTTTCTCCCTCCGAGTTTGACCGTAATGACACTTGTCTCACAGTGAACTCCGCATTGATCGCAGAAGTCCGCTTCAATCTTTCCAGCGGTTCTGGTTGTCATGGGGTATCACTCGGTTCAATGGACCATAGCGGTAGGCCCCACCCGTCACATGCGCAGTTGAAATGGACATGGCCAGACTGACTGGACATGAACATTTCACCTGGTCCTTTCTGACTAGGGCAGAACTGACCCCATTCAACGAGTAGGACCGATTCTGCTTGGTCGCTTTCAAGAGGCTCAAACGTGCAACCACACTGTTCGGTATCTTCAGGTGCCCTGCAAGTATCAGTGTCAAGCTGAGCAACATAGACGCCTGATTCCTCCGCGCATTGTCGGCACAACCACTTTGTTTTAGAGTGGTCTCGAAAGTAGTCGTTCTCGTCTTGTTGGAACAGTGCCCCGTGGTATTCATCGTATGTGACCCCGCCAATGCGGATTCGGAAAGCCCACGCGGTAAGAATGGGCCTATCGCACTTGAGACATACCCTGTTGTTCATATTCACGCTTCCATTTCTCATGGTAGGCGCTCATTACTATCTCTCGGAGACAGCCAACTAGAACGCCCAGAAAAAATATGTTCAGTTTATTCTCCTTGGTCGAAGGGTTTTGGATTTCGGACTTTTCGGGATTATACTGGCGCAATCGCACGCAGTAGTAATTATCCCGATTCCCAGGTTCAAAGCGGCTGCAAACAATGAGGGTGAAGATGGGGGTTGATATTCTTTTACTGCATCCATATTGTCCATCAAATTGTCCATCAAAGGATTCCTCCGGGTTAAAGGATTGGTACAGCCTAATCTTTGGACTTCTATGTTCCTTGTACCAAAAAAGAAATCGTTTTGCCGTTGACCTTTACCGTCGTAAACTCGTAGGATGTCGGGCTCTAAGAGCCTCTCACTACGTTAGACGGTATGCGCCGTTGAAAAAGACGTAGGTGTGGGAGTCGTTAATGGCACATTATGATCCTCAAGAAGCGTTCGAAGTTCTCAAAAGTAGGGTATCCTCAACAATCAAGGGTCAATTTCCCCTAGAGGGGCGAAAGAACCTTCTTGTTGCTACCAAAGTCTGGGTAGATGACAACCGGGACATAGATGACCTCCGCGGGCAAAAAGAAGCCCGTCTTAACGACCGTACGTGGGCTGTTCCTGTTCGGGCAGAGTTTGAGCTTCGAGACAAAGAAACTGGCAAGGTCAAGGACCGTCAGGTTGCCACTGTAGCTCAACTTCCCAAAATCACGAACCGGTACACTTACATTGTGGGTGGCACTGAATACCAGGTGAACAACCTGTTTCGCCTGAAGTCTGGTGTTTATACGCATGTCAAAGAGAATGGTGAGTTGGCCTCTCAGTGGAACTTAGCTAAGGGTTTGAACTTCAACATGGACTTTGACCCGAAGTCCAAAAGTATGACCATCAATTTCTCTGGAACTGGGTCTCACATCCCCCTCTACCCTATTCTCAAAGCGATGGGAGTAGACGATGACACGATAGAGAGAAAATGGGGTAAGGAGATCTTGTCGGCCAACAAGAAAGAAAAGAGCGACATCGCCTTACGGAAGTTCTACAAAGCTTTTAAGGATGAGCCCCCAACTTCCAACGACCAGGCCGAGAAGTTAGTTATCGAAGAGTTTGGCCGCACCCAAATGCGACCGGAGGCCACCAAACTTACGCTGGGCAAGCCCTTTGATAAAGTGGACGGTGCTGCCCTGTTGGCAGGTTCTGAAAGAATACTACAAGTATCCCGTGGAGAAGAGCAGCCCGACGACCGGGATTCTCTGGAGTTCAAAGATCTTTACTCCGCTGAGGATCTTCTATCTGACCGACTGGTCAGGAAGCATAAATGGGACATCAAACGGAAGCTTCTCAACGGAATAGACAAACACACTGAAGTCAAACAGATCATGGGGCCTGATATCTTTGGGAAGCCGATCAAGGCGTTTTTTACCCAAGGTACATCAACCGAGCGACCCGACCAGATGAACCCTATGAGCTACATTGGGGGAAATCGGCGTACTACTATTCGTGGAGAGGGTGGCATTCAAAAGGAGCACCAGGTTGTTCTTAGCGCAAAAATCATCAACCCTAGCCATACAGGATTCCTAGATCCGATCCAGAGTCCCGAATGTTTTGATGCCGAAACAGAAGTTTTCACTTTCAAGGGCTGGAAATATTGGAAAGACGTAACCGACCAGGATCTCTTAGCCTGTAGAATTGATGGGGCGTTAGAATTTCACAAACCAGAGAAGTTGATCAGACTGCCATATAAAGGCCCAATGTACGGTCTTCTAGCCAGCAAAATTGATTATCTTGTTACCCCTAATCATCGCGTTTATCACTCAACTCCGTGGCAGCCCGACGTATGGAAGACTGATACCGCGGATAGGATTCACGGTAAAGAGCGCCGGTTCATAACATCCCATGCGCCCTTTGTTTTGGAAGATCCGATTCCTGTAGAAGAGATGTTTTCTCTTCCAGAAGTTGAGGGTGGAAATGCCTTAAAACTTCACAGCCTGATCCCCATGAGAGATTGGGCTGAGTTTATGGGTTGGTATTTATCGGAGGGGTGTGTAACCTACAAAGAAGAAACTTCTGCATATCTGGTTCGAATATCTCAAAGTTTCAAGGTCAACCAAGAAAACTGGGGGAGGCTGAGGAGTCTATTTTCCAGATTACCTTGGACTTGGTCACACGACGGAGAAAGGACATCTTGGGCTACTGGGTCTAAACAACTTGCACACTATCTGAAGGAATTTGGCTTCTGTAACGACAAATATATCCCTGAAGTTTTCTTTCGGGCTACTACCAGCATCGAGGCCAGAACCGCGTTGCTGGAGTCGTTACTTCTTGGGGATGGGTGCCTTTCCGGTAATAGAAAAGATGGTCGTTCATACCACCAAAGGGTACTCACGACAACTAGTCAAAGACTGGCCGATGATTTTGAAAGGCTGGCAATTGGGTTAGGCCTACCTGTCAGCCGTAAAGTCTACGAAGACAAGCGAGAAGGTCGTTATTTGGACGTGCATGGGGTTAGACTGTTGGAGCATCCGGTTAGAACAGCACGTCCTGCACATCCTTACTACCCCGCCAATTACTACACGGTGGATTATGATGGAATAGTTTACTGTGCCACTGTACCAGGGAGTCTGCTCTATGTACGTCGTCATGGCAGCGTAGGTTTTTGGTCGGGCAACAGCGAAAAAATAGGTACAACTTTGCAACTTGCGTTAGGAGTTCGTAAGCGGGGTACTGACATCGAAATTCCTGTAATCAAAGCTAAGACGGGGGAAAGGGTGTGGATTAGCCCTACAACAGCTCTTCGGTCCAACTTAGCCTTTCCAGACCAATACAAGAAAGGTGATGGCCAATTAACTCCTGTTGGTACGATGGTGAAGGCTACGGACTCAAAGGGTCAAATAAGTATGATGAGGCCTAACCAGGTTGACTACGTTCTCAACTCCACTAAGGCCATGTTCGATCTGAGTGCTAACCTGATTCCTTACCTGCAGAGCAACCAAGGAAACCGGGCTATGATGGCGTCCAAACAACTGGAACAGGCCGTCTCTCTCAAGTATCGGGAAAAGCCTATGGTTCAAGTGAAGTCCGAGGGCAATCAAACTTTCGAGGAAATTGTAGGAGGGTTTACTTCTCATCAGTCTCCTGAAGCTGGAAAGGTGATGAAAGTCAAAGATGATGCCATCCTCATTCGGG